GCCGTGGGCACGCCTACGCCATTTTCGTCTACGGCAAAAAATGGTCTTACGACAAAGACTTCGGCTCGATTCCGCTGACCTCGGGCGAGGACGGCGCGATGTGGGAAGCGTGGGAAGCAAACTTCAAGCGCGGGCACCGGGGCGAAATCACTGAAGCGTATTATTTGGAGAAGTAAACATGAGCTATTTGCAACATCACATGACGACACTTGAGCGCGGCGCCTTGGGCACGTTCGCCAGTATCGGCAGCGCGGCCGTCTCGCTGGTCAGCCAGCTTGAAGTCTACCTGCGGGTCGCCGGCCTTATCATCGGCCTCGCGGTCGGTGTGGTCACACTAATTTCGGTCCTCCACGACCTACGGAGAAAACAGAAAGAGAAATAACCATGCGCAACTGGAAAACAACGACCATCGGCATCCTAACCATGCTTATCGCTATTGCGACCGGCGGGAAGGAATACCTGCAAACTGAGCAGATCCCTGATCTGGCGCTCATCATCACCAGCATCCTCGCGGGCTGGGGCTTGGTGCAGGCCAAGGACAATAACGCCCGACTCTAATGCGGTGCCGCCCCCAGTTCGCCTTCACGCTCGCCGCCGCACTAGTGCTTGGTGGCTGCGTGACCATTCCCCTTCCGCCCGTGGACGGCGAGAAGACGCAGGCCGGCGACTGGGGAAGCATCAAGGTGATGATCACCTACGTCCCGAACGTGGGCGAGCTGATCAGCGATTTCAAAGAATGGAGAAAGCCAACCGAATGAAAACCTTTATTGAAAAACAACTTGTCCGCCTGCTCTTGAGCCGTGGCGGGCCGATCCTGCAAAAGCTGGTCACCGGAGCGGCGGCCGCTGCGCTGACCTACATCGCCACCAAGAGCGGCCTCGATGTCCGCGCCCTCGGTCTCAACGAGGCGGTGGTCGCCGGCATCATCTGGGGCATCCTCGACATAGCCATCACGCGCTTGCCGGCGAACATCTTGAAGGACTACGGGAAGCAGATCCAAGCCCTGCTTAACACGCACGGCCGTGGCCAGCACCTCAAGTTGGACGGCTACGTCGGCCCCGTGACCGTGGAGGCCGCTGCCGCTGAATTGGCCAGCCGGAATTAGCATCGTCGATAAACCAAGCAAGTGATCCCGAAAAACCGGCCACAGCAAAAACGGCAAGACACCGAGCGGCAACTGAAGTCCGCCGGTGTCAGCGATCCGGTGTGTCTGGTCGGCATTAGGGGCTACTACCGCGATAGCATGGGCGCGAAGGGCAAGAACGATGTCGGACTTTTCGATGACGCCATCATTTTGATCTCCCCGAACGCTCATGTTGCATGGAACGCCAACGTGGACCCGACGCGGCTTGGGTGGAACCCGAAGGCCCGCAAGCCGATGGCGCAGCTCAAGGCTGGCGTATATCGCTACAAGATCGGCAAGCACGGCCTGCGCACCGGCAACCCCTACACCGCCTTGGTGCAGGCTGGTCCGGTGACAGTGCATCGCGGCGACAAGGAAGAGACTGGGTTTTTTGGAATAAACATCCACGCCGCCGGCCGCACGACATCCTCGGAAGGCTGTCAGACGGTCCCGCGTGCTGGCGGGCAATGGGATTCCCTGATCGCCACCGTGCAGTCGGAGATGAAGCGCAACAACGCCAAGACCCTTTCTTACGTTTTAACCAGCAAATCCTAAAACACTATGGCCAAGACAATCGGACAACTTACACAAGCAACCACCATCGCATCCGGCGACGAGTTCGTCATCGAGCAGAGCGGACTGACCAAGCGTGTCGCCGCCAGCGTGGTGCGCGGCGGGCTGATCAATGCGGACATTGACGCGGCGGCGGCGATTGCCTTCAGCAAGCTCGCGGCTCTTGACAGCGCCAACCTCCTTGTCGGCAACGGCAGCAATGTGGCGACCAAGGTTGCTGTGACTGGCGACGTGACGATCAGCAATGCTGGTGTGACGGCTATTGGTAGCAGCAAGGTTGTCACGGCGATGATTACAGATGCGAATGTCACCGCAGCCAAGTTGAGCGGGGCGCAAACAGGCTCGGCGCCGATCTATGGCTGCCGTGCTTGGGTCAACTTTGATGGAACGCGCAACGAGGCGGACACTGGAGCTTCGACCAACGGCGCCAACGTAAAGATTCGCGCCAGCGGGAATGTGTCCAGCGTGCTAAAAAATGGCACCGGTGATTACACCATTACGTTCACGACCGCGCTGCCTGACGCAAACTATTGTTTTACGTTTGGCGCCGGAGCCGACAGCGCGATTGGGGTTCCTTCATTATCGGCAAAACAATCTGTCGCGCCAACGACAACGGCGCTTCGTGTCGTAACAGACAATGGCGCTAACCAAGCGATGACCAACGACATCGCAAGCTGCTGCGTTTCCGTCTTTCGCTAAATGCCCCTAGAAAGCCCCATCCTCCGCGACGGCGATGCCGGATTCGCTGGTTATGCCAGCCGAATCAATCCGGTTGCGCTGCCTGCTGGCATGCTCCAGCTCTCGGAGAACATGCGGCTTGATCGCGGAGTGGCGGTGACGCGCAAGGGCGCCAAGCGCATGGCGGATGCCATCAGCGTGGCCTCATCGCCGCTCACGGTTCCCTTTGTGCTTAACCCTGCGCCCAACGCGCCGGTGGTGCAGAGCGTCTACAGCGGCGGCATCTTCGCGGCCAGCGTCTACCGCTCGCCCGATCAGGTGCAAAGCGCCGAGATCGTCGTGCTGGCGGGCGGCGACCGCGCTTACACGATTCTCTTGGACGACAACCAATCCTTCGCCGGTGTCTGGTCGGGCGGCTTTCTGGTCACTGACACCGGAGAAGAAATCGTGGACGAGAACGGCGACACAATCGTCATCAGCGTGCTACCTCAAGAACTGGGCTACCCGACATCGCCGGACGAGGTCATCGAGCCGACTGACACTGTCAGCATGGTGCAGGCCAACGACCGCCTTTACTTGTTCCGCGAAGCCGATGCCTCGCGTCCGGGCTGGGTGATCAAGAACGTGACCACCGGCGGCATCACGGTGGCGTCCACCACGGCGACCGTCAACCTGACCGGCCACGGATTTCCCGCTGGCGCCCGCGTGCGCATCGAGGGGAGCACTGTCGCGGCCTTTGATGGCGTGGAATACGACATCGCCACGTCCTCCACCAACAGCTTTACCATCACCGTCCCCAGCGGCACCGCCTCTGACGCCACGACCAGCGGACGCACCGTGCGCCGCGTCAAGGCGCCGCTCTACTGGGACGGCATCGCTACCGCCTTCGTCCGCAGCCCCGCAGGCGTGCCGACCGGACTCTCGGCGACCTACAAGACCATGAGGTCAACGGCGTGGGGCACCTACATCAACAACCGCCTCGTCCTGCCGGACGGCAAGAACAACGTGCTGATCAGCGATATTTTGGACGCCAACACCTACGATCCTTACTGGCAGTCTTTCCGCGCCGGTGCGGGCAGCAATGACTTCGTCGTCGCGGTGCATCCGTGGGTGGAGAACAGCTTCCTCGTCTTCTGCCGCAAGAGCATCTGGCTCGCAGAGGTCAACCAGTTTGCCAGCGTGGACGGCGCCTCTACGGCCATTGACACGGCGCTCTCCAAGCTCACGCTCCTCACCGATGAGGTCGGCTGCGCGGCCCGCCGGTCCGTTGCCACGGCGGGGCAGTTCGTCTATTTCCTGAGTGACTCCGGCGTCTACCGCCTCGACAGCCGCCTCGACCTTAAACTTCGCGGCGACACCAAGCCTCTCTCGGACCCGATTGCCAACCAGCTTGAAGACCTCAACGACAGCCTCGTCAAAAACTCAGTCGGGCTTTGGTATTCCAACCGCTACTACCTCGCCGTCCCGCTGGCCGGCGCGGACAACAACAACGGTGTTTTCCTTTACAATGCGCTGAACGACCAGTGGGAGACCCGCGACATCTACGCTTTCGGCGTGGATGACTTCGTCGTCGCAACCCGCGCCAACGAGCGCCGCCTCTTCGTCAGTAACAAGGCGGGCAAGCTCATGCTCCTCGACGAGATCGAAGAAGGCGACCAGTCGCCGGACGCGCAGGCCAATGTTATCACACCGGTCCCCGGCAAGATCCGCACGCGCCGCTACGGATTGGGCAGCATGAGCACCAAGCGCTTCGTCCGCAGCCTCGCCGATGTGGTGCTGCCGGATACGGCAAGCGTGACGGTCAAAGCGATCACCGTTAACCCCGACAGCGAGATCACCTTGGTGCCAGGACAGACCAACACCTCGGGACTGAGCGAGGACTACACGCTCAAGCAACCGATTCGCGCCAAAGCGCACTACTGCGAATTGCAATTTGAAACCACGGCCAACCGGCCGGAGATCCGCAACGTCTCAATCGAAGCCGCCGGCCCCAGCCTGCCGCCGACCGAGACGCGGAACGCAGCTTAACAACTAAGGAGAACGAATATGGCAACAGTAACAGCAGGATACAACTGGGTGAGCGGCGAGACCGTGACACCGGCGAAACTTAACTCAGCGGCGGCGCCGACTGTGGTGGTGGCGGATGGGGAAGTGACCGACGCAAAGCTGGCCGCCACGCTGGACTTGAGCAGCAAGACGGTGACGCTTCCAGACGACAGCGTGACCAACGCCAAGCTCTCCCTCGCCGCCAATGACGGCGAGATCAAGAAGGCGATCAACGCCGACAACTCGCCGCCGATTTTCGCGTGCCGCGCTTGGGTGAACTTTGACGGTACGCGGGACACAACTGGAGCGACTTCAACGTCAAACACAAACCGGCTTATTCGCGGTTCGGGCAATGTGACGAGCGTGCTACGCAATGGGGTTGGCGACTACACGATCAACTTTACCACGGCAATGCCCGACGCCAACTATTGCGCCACAACAGGTTGGGCAACCGCAGGCGCTCCAAGCACAAGCTATGACGGAAGCGCTTCTGTCTACAGCGCTGCGACGGTCACAGCATCTTCTGTGCGCGTATTTTCTGCGCAGGGCGCGTCAATTGGCGTTGGCGAGGAAGCAGAATACTACGCCGTCGCCATCTTCCGATGACCCCATGGCAACGCGCAAAGCAATGGCACGAATCCAACGTCACGGACGAGACCTTCGAGGAAACCCTCGGATGGCATCTGACGCACGGGCTGGTCTACTCGACGCCGGAGGTATTCTTATTGGCACACGAAACGCATTGGGACGGAGAGGCGTGCAATGACCAACTGCCGCCCAATGCTTGGTTCGTTGAGCTGGCTGCTGCTGCTGGGTGCGCAAACCCTGTTCGGGAGTTTATGCGTGTGGCGAGTCGGCCGCAGCAGTGGGCGCTTTGGTGCCGGCACAATCAATTTGAAATCCGCGCCTACGATTGGCGCAAACTTGCAAGAAAGGTAGGGCTATAATTATGGGAGGATCTGGAGGCAAAAAACAAAAGAAACCCTCGGTGCAGCATGCGGCACCCTTGGACTTTAACGCGCTCATGCGCTCGGCCAACGAGCAGGCGGCGGCATCAGCCCGCGCTCAGGTGCAGGCGCAGATCGAGGCGTATCCTCAACTGGAGGCATTGCAGCTCGGGACGATCCAGCGCATCGCCGATAACCTCAACAACCCTTACACGCAGTCGGCCCGCGCGGACATCAATCGTGTGTCCGGCCTCGGCAACATGCTGGCCGACCAAGTGGGGCCGACGAACATTGAGCGCATGCTCCAGCAGCAGGCTGAGACCGAGCTTGGCCTCGGTCGCTCGCTGTCCGCCGAAGAGACCCGTGACGCCCAGCAGTCCGCCCGCGCCGCCTTCGCCGCTCGCGGCCTTGGCACCAGCATGGGCAGCAGCGCCGCTGAAATCCTCAACCGCGACAGCGCCGCGCAAGCCCGCGAGGCCAGCCGGCGGAACTTCGCCTCGGCGACCAACCAGATGGTGACGGGGAATGTCTTTGGCCGCGCCGGTCAGGCTGGCGGCATGCTGGGCAGTGCGGCTCAGGGGCAGCTTATGGTTGATCCTTACAGTCGCGCGCTCGGCAGTGCGCAGATCGGCGGCAACCTCGGCAACAACTTGCAGAGCGGCATCGGGCAGACCTTCGGCGGCGCGCAGCAGATGGCCGGCAATGTGGCGAGCTTCAATGCCAACATGCTGGATACTCGGGCGAACAGTCAGCTTAACAACTGGGCGGCGATGGAGGCGGCGCGGATGGGATCTAATGCCAGCCGGCAGGCGGGCATGATGAACTTACTTGGAAGCTCTATCCAAGGCGGCTTGCAGGCCGGCGGAATGGTTGGACTTGGCCAGTTTGGCTTGGGCCGTTCTTTGATGGGATAACAAAAAGGAGATCAAAACTATGTTTAGCTATTCACCTCAAGTCGCTGACCGCTCGGGCGAGATCATGGCCGCCGGTCAAATGCAGGCGGCTCAAACTAACGCGCAGATGATGAGCGACCTCGGGCAGAATATTGGAGGCGCGCTGCAATCCATCGGAGGAACCATTGGCGGCGCCATGCAGTCCAATGCTCAGGCTGACTCGGCCTTCGATGCTATCGCCGCCATCGGCCAGATGTATCCGGGCATGAAGAAGATTTCGACCGCCCTCGAGGGCATGGACCCGCGGACGCGCCGGTTGGCGTCGATGAGTATCTTGGACAACCTTGGGGCGATTTCGCAGTTGGGGATTGCTGGGATGAATACACAGACCCGGCAGAGCCAGCAGGCGCTGACCGCCCGCGGACAGCAGATCGCCGTTAATGCGCCCGCTGCCCGCGCGCAGCAGAACGCCGCCGCCCAAGTCGCCGCCGGCCAAGGCCGTGTCACCACGCTGCCCGCCAACATCAACCCTGACGTAATTCCCTAACATGCCTCCACGCCGCAACAACCAACTGCCGCCGCCGGTCGAACCGGACCTCCCTGCATTAGACCCCGGCGAAGAGCCAACGCCTCCGCTGGACATGCTTCCCGGCGAAGACCCGATGTTTGCCGACGACCTTTACGGCAGCGAGGTGCCGCAGGAGGTCTACAACGATGTCGCCGCGGAACCGCTGCCAGAGACCGGCATGGGCTTCGACTTCACCAAGCTCAACGTGCAGACCCGCGAGGACTTCAACGCGCTGCCGGTTGAGCAGCAGGAATTGCTCAAGGCGATGAAACGCGGCGTGCAGTTCACGCCGGAGGGCGCAGCTCAGTTTGTGCTCAAGCAGCAGGAGTCGCGCATGCAGCAGCAGCAGAAGATGGCCATGATGGAGGCCGATCCGGTGCGGCAGGAGCAGACGCGCAAGCTGAAAACCGAGGCGGACGTGCTCGAGGAAAACCGCGTCAAGGCAATGCAGAAGTCGTTTGACACCTACAACTACATGGACGAGCTGCTGGAGCGCGTCAAAACGCACCCAGGGCGCCAGTATTCAACAGGCAAAAGCAGCATCCTGCCGAAGGTGCCCGGGACGGCTCCGGCCGACTTCCAAGTGCTGCTTGACCAAATTGGCGGCCAGCAATTCTTGCAGGCGTTTGAGACGCTGAAGGGCGGCGGCCAGATTACTGAGGTTGAGGGGCGCAAGGCCACCGAGGCGCAGGCACGCCTTAATCCCAAGCAAAGCGAGGAGTCGTTCCTGCAAGGCGTCACCGAGCTGCAGGGGATTGCGCGTTCCGCCAAGGAGCGGGCCAGCGCCAAGATCCAACCGGCAGATTCCCCATCCACGCCGGCCGCCCAAAGCGCGGCCCCGCGTCAGCGTAAAACAGTAGCAGGAACCACCTACGAAAAAGGAGCTGACGGACGATGGTACCAAGTTCGCTAGACGGATTGACCGACGAGCAGCTCGCCGAGCTGGAGGCGCAGCAGGGGCAGCCGGAGATCACAACCGGGCTGGTGGACCGTCTGGCCGCGGCGCCCGCTCCGACTGAGGGATTTACTGACCGGCAGCTGGATTCGCTGCCGGTGCTGGCCTCCACGCCGTTTGCCGCAGAGCGCGGAATCACGTTGCCGCCCGAGGCGCCCGCAGAGCCAGAGCCGATGACCGACTACGAGCTAAACCAGCTCGAGGAGGAAAACTACCGCCGCGTGGACTACATCATGCCGGAGGAAGAGTTCCGGCAATATTGGAACCGCCGCAAGGAGGAGAACAACGAGGTCGGCCGTTTTATCGATGGCGTTGGCCAAGGCGCCGCTGGCATGCTGGCCATGATCCCCGAGGCCGGACGCGAGATCCGCGACGGCATGGTCGGCATGGTCACCGATCCGGTCAACCAAGTGCAGCGCAACGTGCAGACCGGCGCGGAGATTATCCGCAAGGGCGGCATCAATATGGTGCAGCTTTTCGACTGGGTCGGCAACAAGGTCAACGATGTCGGCGCTTGGGCGCAGCGACGCGGGCTGAAGCGCCAGGCACTGGCCAAGCAGCTTGAGCAGCAGGGCAGGCTCACCGGAGACGAGCTGCGCGATGCCGAGATTATTGCCGCGGCGGCCGGCGAGGCGGACGCCATGGAGCCTACCCCGCTTGAGGAGGAAGAGGATTTCGGCAAGGCGTACGAGCGCTACCAGCGGGAGAAGGCGCTGGAGCAAGAGTTCGCCGGAGTGACAAACTTTCAGATCGGTGCCAGCAAGGTCGGCTCCCCGGCGACCAGCAAGGACGCCTACCAGATCACCGACGAGCAGCCCGCAGAGACGCTGTCAATGCTCGGCTCTATGGCGGTTGATCCCGTCAATTTGCTTCCGGTCGGCGCTGGCGCCCTAAGCAAGCTGCGCGTGCTGCGCCGCACAGCAACACTCGCCGGCGCCCCACTTCGAGGTGTGCAGCGTGCAGCCGATGCCACAGCGGATCTGGCCGAGCGCGCAGAGTTTGGAATCAGCAGCCGTGTGCAGGACATCACCGGGCTGACCGCAAAACAGCAGGCAGCGCTTGGTGCCGGTGCGGCTGGCGCGGCGGTCTATGCAGATGCAGCGGGCGGCGGTGGGAACTTTACGACAGCGGTCACGGCCATCGGCAGCGTGCTGCCTGGGCTGCGTTACGGCGGTGCGATCATCCGCAAGACCGGCGCGGCGGCAGGCGGTGCGGCAACGATCATCCGCGAGGCGGGTGTCGGAGGCATCGGCGCGGCGCGAGCGGAAGCGGCGGCTGACTTGGCGCGCATGACGGCGATCCCTGAGCGCTACCGGAAATACTTTACAGGCTACGTTGACGGCACTGACAGCACACTCAAGCGTGTGGCGCAGGATGCTGGCAACCCCGAGGCGCTGCGCCGTGTGGCGCGCTTTGCCGACCGCGCGGGCGTGACCACAGCGGCGCGCCTAGCTGACGATGTGACGAGCGGCGCGGTGGCGGCCGGAATTACCGGAGCGCCCTTCGCTGCATTGCAACCGGATGCCGAGCGCGCCGGTGAGGTGCTGGGCGGCATCATGGCCCTGGGCGGTGTGGCCGGAGTCGCTGGCAGTGTGGCCCGCCGCGGAGCTACGGAAGCGGACGCGGACATCGCCCGCATGATGGCTGACGTGTATGCGGTGGGCGGCAATGTGGATGCGTTTTCTGCGCTGCCTCACGCCTCACTGGACCGCATGGCGGCCATGCAGGGTGTGCTGGCGGGCAAGGTGGATTTTGTTCCTCTCAAGGCTGACGAATACCGGATGAACAAGGACGTGTCGGCGACCGGCGGCGAGCTGGCTGCGGGACTGTTCCTTGAGAAGGACGCCAATGGACGCGCCCGAGTCTTCATCAACCTCGACGCCCGCAAGTCGGCCGGTGGCGTAGACGCCATTGCTCCGCATGAGATTGGCCACGCCATCCTGACAAGCAACGTCCTTGATGGGCAGCCGCGCAATGACCTGCGCAACTTGGTGAAC